CGTTTAACATATGTTTCGATAGCCAAACACAACGCTCCGCAAAGATGGAGAAAACGGCCGCAAAACACGGTTTGCACGTTCTTCAAGGTGATGAATAAATATAGATTAATAGAAATACAGTACGATGAAAACAAAAGAAGATAGGGTACAGCATCCTTCCTATTACACATGGTTAAAGGATTATTGTGGGGTTGAAGTTATCGACATTGCGCGACACATGAACTTCAACCTTGGAAATGCCTTGAAATATATTCTGAGGTCAGGACGAAAGACAGAGATAGGCTTGACAGATAAGGAAAAACAGATTGAAGACCTTAACAAGGCCGTCTTTTATATTGAAGACGAAATTAAAAGACTTGAAAAATTTGAAACTTGCAAAAGTAATGAGGACATCAAGCATTGCCACGATTGCGCTTATTGCGAAAGGCGAAGTGATGATGAAGATCCATATTGCGCCAAGTTTGCTCCTGATATTTTCAATGTTTACGACACAGCTAGAGCGTGTAGTTCTTTTCGCGATAAAAACGAAATTTAAGCAACAAAGTAATGAAAATGAAAATAAAAGTAAAAGTACTCACAGACGGCTGCATGCCTGTGATAAACAAAAAAGGCGATTGGATAGACCTTAGAGCGGCCGAAGATGTTAATTTTGAAACGTCAAAAGTGCATTACATCCCCCTTGGCGTTGCAATGCACTTGCCAAAAGGATTCGAGGCGATCGTGGCCTCTCGAAGCAGCACACCGAAAAAACAAGGCATTTTTATCCCTTGCGGAATAGGCATCATCGATAACAGCTACAGCGGCAACAATGACCAATGGCACTTTATCGCTGTCCCGTTAAAAAACACAAAAATAAATAAGGGAGACCGTATTTGTCAGTTTAGAATACAACTAAGCCAAAAGGCAACATTTATTCAAAAACTAAAATGGCTGTTCAGCAATAAGATAGAGCTTGTGCAGGTCAATAATTTGAACGAAGAAAACCGCGGCGGATTAGGCTCGACAGGTGTAAATTAATTAAAAAATAACCCATGAAAAGATACGGCATACCTTATCAAGGGAGCAAAAATGCAATTGCGGAAAAGGTGGTGAATGCCTTGCCTTTTGCGCCCGTGCTCTATGACATTTTCGCGGGCGGCTGTGCCATCACGCATGCAGCAATCGAAAGTGGAAAATACGGAAGCGTGATTGCTAATGACATAACGGATGCGCCTCAACTGTTTGCGGATGCTGTGGCGGGCAAGTTCAAGGACGAAAAACGATGGATAAGCCGCGAAGACTTCTTTAGTCTGAAAGATAGAGACAGGTATGTTCGCCTGTGCTGGTCATTTGGCAATAACCAAAAAGAGTATCTTTATTCTAAAGAGATTGAACCGTGGAAGAAAGCACTCCATTACGCCCGTGTTTATAATGATTATTCACTTTTAAGTAAATTTGGTATTAACTCTGATGGAAGCAGAAAGGATATAAAAAGAAATGCGGAAGAATATAAGTTAAAATATGCTGCATGGTATATCCGCAATATCCTTAAAAGAAACGAAGCGGATGTAAAGGCCGCACTCAAGAACGTAAATGTTAATTTGAAAGAAAAAAGCGAAGAACTTCGTGAGTATCTTTGTGATGCACTGAAAAAGGACGGGGTGACACAGGCGCAAGTATGCGATAAATTAGGAAATTTTATGCCAAGGCATTATTTCAGTCGCTCGCAATGGCAATTCCCGACGCGTGAAAATTATGAAAAAATACAGTCTTTTATGCCGTCATTAACTAAAAGCTATGACGAGGTGGCTCCGGTGTACCTGCAACGCCTGCAAAGCCTGCAAAGCCTGCAAAGCCTGCAACGCCTGCAAAGCCTGCAACGCCTGCAAAGCCTGCAACGCCTGCAACGCCTGCAAAGCCTGCAACGCCTGCAACGCCTGAAACGCCTGAAATTTACGCAAACAGATTATAGGAATTTAACATTTAAAGACGGTGCGGTGATATATGCCGACCCGCCATATAAAAAAACGAAAGGATACGTGCAAGATTTTGACAATGAATCCTTTTACGATTGGTGCAGGGCGCAAAAGAACCTTGTAATCATATCCGAATACGCCATGCCCGATGACTTCGAGTGCGTCAATTTTTTTGAGCACATTAGCCGCTTCTCTGCGACAAAGAACGCCAAATGCACTGAGCGGCTGTTCGTACATAAATCGCAACACGATAGGTACTTACAGGCTTGCGGCCGCTTGTTCTGATGCACCATTTTCGCGGCTTCATGAAAAAGGTTTTTACCATTAACATTGTTTAACTGCAAAAAGTGCCGAAAAAATTTGGAGGTGCAAAAAATCTTTGTACCTTTGCCTTGTCAAAACAATAACACAAAACACAACGGAAAATGGAAACAAGAAAAAACATCAGAGTAAACACAAAAAAAAAGGTAGAAAACGCAATTAGTTACATTTCATGTATAAGTGGTAAGCGTGTTTTCTCTGACTTTAAGGGCATGATAACAAACGGAGACAAAGGCGTTTACGTCTCGTATTTGAGATTTGGTGGTAAGTTGTCAATTACGCTTGACTACTTCGAGAATGGCGAGGAAAGTCTTAATTACTACCAATCACAATGCTCCACATATAGGGGAGCTTTAATTAAGATTGCTAACTATTTAAATTTGAAATGAGTATAAAACAATTAAACATAGAACAATGAGAATCGAAAGAAAAAAGATTTACAATGCCCTTTTTTGGGCGTTCGTTGTGCTGACGTGCTTCACGTATGTATGGACATTTTTTAGTATTGTATTTTTAGTATTTTGGGACTTGCTCTAACATTTTTTAACAAATGATGACAAAACAAGAATTTGAATTGCTGGCCGAAATCGTTGCCGAAAAAACGCTGTTGTGCAACAAAGAAATACTAACCGTTAAAGAGGCGGCAATGTACATGGGCGTTAAAGGTCGTACCTTTATACGCTCATGAGGGCGCGAAAGTTGCCGTATTACAAACCGACAGGCAAACTGTGCTACTTCGAGCATTCAGAATTGAAAGCTTGGATGCAGAGAAGTAAGGTTGTAGCCGTTGAAGCAGATAAGAAAGAATAAGAATTTTTAATTTTGAAAGTATGAGTTTTAACAAAGTTTTTTTGCTTGGTAATTTGTGTAATGACCCAAAAATTACCGTTTTCGATGATGGCGGCAAAGTGGCTGCATTCTCGATAGCGATAGGCACACGCGGGTATACGATGAAAGACGGCCGCGAGATAAAAGGGCACACAGATTACCACAATGTGCGCGTGAATCATTCGGGGCTTGCCGGTATAGTTGAAAAATACCTAAAAAAAGGTAGCAAGGTATTTATCGCGGGCGAATTGAGACAAAAGAGTTACGAGGACAAGACAGGACAAAAGCGGTACAGCGTTGAAGTCTATGCAGATACGATTGAAATACTGAATATGCAGCCGCAACAGCCACAGCAACAACAGCAGCCAGCGGGGCGATCTGAAAGTAGCCCAAATTCAAATAATGGAGAATTGCCATTTTAATAATTTATATTAACTTTGTGGAGCGAGCCGTGCTGTTCATGTGTTGAGATGTTGTTAAATTTTAGGCTTGCTCCACTTTTTAAATTTCTTGTAATGGATGTGTGGGCGATTGGATCTTTTCATAATATAGGTTTTTAGTAGTGTTTGACTTTTCGGGCAATTGCAGCAGCCGCCCACCTGTTGCGATTGCCTTTTTAAGTTTTTTTAATATGAGTAATTTATTCAGAGGAAAACAGATAGTAAGAAAAAGAACGCCTTTTCAGCATGAAAATGATATTAATTTTTGCATGTCATTGTATCTAAAGGGCTACACGATGGATATAATTGCGAAAAAATTAAATAAAAGGAATGAAGAAGAGGGGCGCGGATATACGATAACTTCGCCGATGGTGTATTATGATATTAAAAGGATGTTAATGAAATGGAAGCGCGAGAATCTCGATTCCATTGAAGTTTATTTACTAAAAGAGTTAAAAAAACTTGACGCAATCGAAGTTGAAGCATGGGAGGCGTGGGAAATGTCAAAAAAAGAAAAGACACGCAAGAAGATGCAACCCGCCATGGATGGAGATAATGCCTTGGACTGTGTGGAGCTTATTGAAGAAACGACAGCGGGCGATCCTCGTTACCTTGATTTGCTTCTAAGCGTTCAGCAAAGGCGGGCAAAGCTGCTAGGCCTTGACGCGCCTACACGTATAGACCTATCCAAACCAAAAGAAGAGGATGACCCGAATTTTGCCGTTAAAAAATTACCGCAAGAGTTAATTTTTTCAGTTGCCGACAAGCTACAGGAAGCCGAATACGAAAAGCAAAAATTATTGAAAAATGGCGAAACGGTGCAAGAAGCAGGAGAAAAAGAATGAGTACTGCGGCAACTGTGGCCATGGTGTGTGGTATTACGATTCGCATAATTTAGATAATTATAACAAACTGCCTATCTGCTGCCGTTGCAAATTCAGCACGCGCGCCATGATTCGGAGCGAACATGGGTGCGAACATTGGAAACCTAAAAAACCTAAAGAATTGTCAAATATTGAATAATATGAAAATGACAGAACAAGAACTAAAAAAAGCGTATCTTTCCGTTAATGAAAAGGCGGGCGAGATAATAAAGGAGGCAGCACGCAGGAGACTAACAAACTTTGCGAGGTACATGCAGCCCGATTTGGAGTTAGCACCTTTTCACATTGTTTATTATAAATTGCTTGACATGTTCGCACACGGGAGTATTCGTAGGATGATTGTGCAGATGCCGCCGCAGTCGGGCAAGTCGCAAGGTAGCAGCCGTTTTTTGCCGTCCTTTTTGCTTGGGCTGAATCCAGATAGAAAGATATTTATAGGCTCTTATTCGGCCAGCATTGCAAGAGATTTTAACAGGGACGTTCAGCTGATTATTGACACGCCGGAATATTTTTCACTTTTTCCGAAAACTTTCTTAAGCGGAGATAAAAAACCTTCAATGGGTAACGTATACCTCCGCAATAGCGATGTTATCGAGATGGTAGGGCGCAAGGGTTCTTTGCGGTCAGTTGGCCGTGGCGGTTCGTTAACGTCTAAAACGGTTGATGTGTCAATTTTAGATGATGTTTACAAAGATTATGCAGAGGGCAACAGCCCTATAATCCGCAATACAGCATGGAAGTGGTACACAACCGTAGTTCGCACTCGTCTCCACAATGACAGCCAGGAGCTTATTGTATTCACCCGTTGGCATGATGATGACTTAATAGGCCGGCTCGAAAAAAGCGGTGAAACGATAATAGACGTTAAAAAATGGTCAGACCTTGACGGGTTGCAACCATCTATATGGGTGCGCGTGAACTTCGAGGGATTGAAGACAGGCGAAAAAACAGAGCTTGACCAAAGGGAAGACGGGGAGGCCTTGTGGCCGTCACGGCACAGTAAAGAGCAGATGGAGGCGCAGAAAGCTCTCGACCCTGTGCAATTCCAATGCCTTTATCAAGGCAACCCAAGCAGCGCAGAGGGGCGGCTGTATCAACCGTTTAAGACCTGGACAAACAAGGAGGATTACGGCCAATTCATCCGCACCGGCTGTTATGTAGATGTGGCCGATGAGGGCAACGACTTCCTTTTTGCCGCTACCTATGATGTATACAAGTCGGAACAAATGTTATATAATGAAAACACAAAGCGCATGGAGCCGATTTTGTTTATTTTAATTACTGACATGTTAATGACGGATGAAAGTACGGAGGTGACCACCGTCACAGTGCCGGCAATGATAAACCTTAATAAAGTACAAAAAGCGTTTATCGAGAGCAACAACGGGGGCGCAGGTTTCGAAAAGACAATTAAGAAAAAGATACGGGCTTTAACTGAGCCATTCTACCAAAAGGGCAACAAGGAGAGCCGTATAATTACTCTTTCGGCTATGGTGAACAGCCATATTATTATGCCTTTTGGATGGGAGAACAGATACAAGGCGATATACGAACACGTTACGACTTTTTTACGGAATTTCACAGCCAACGCGCACGATGATGCGGAGGACGGATTAACGGGAATTTACGAAAAAGAAGTAATGGACGGAAACATTATGCCTTATTCACATTCTAACAGGGGAGTTAAACTTCGTAATTAACAAACATTTACGATGTTTTTATTTGTTTGTTTAAAAATAAAATTTAACTTTGCAATACAATCGGGCAACGGGTAAGCTCGTAAGAAACGTTTTTTATTGATTACTTAAAATTTTTTATTATGCCTATTTGTAAATGTCCTATCGAATCTGAACTGCCGTCAATTGGCAATGTTGAATGCCCGGAGAGTTTTGGCCAGATCCAGAAAGTTGCATTCGCCAATTTGAATGGCGCGCCGTTTTTTCTTTCAAAAGATGGCAGTGAAATTCCAGATGGCGAAAAACGTAACATTGTTAAAAAAACAGCATGGACCGCTAAACTTGCAGATTCTTCAGATGAAAAAATAATTATTTCTCCCTATATTGAAGCTCCCACAGCAGATGGCGGCGCAGCCCGCACGTTCGGCGGCGGTAATGAGACACTCGGCGGCATTGAGGTGATTATAGGAAGAGAACCGACTTCTTTTTCTGGCGTGTTCCGCATGATTCCTCAAACAATTATAAAAAAATTGAAAGCAATGCAATGCATTAGCTATACTGATTCGTTGGGGGTTTTTTTGTTCGATGAAAACGGTAGTATAGGAGGCATTCTAACTGTATTAGATTCGGTGGCTTATGATGCCGTGTCCCCTATTCCAATTCGTTCCCTTTTCTTTGGGGATAAGACACTTGGCGGCCTTGAAGCTCCTGACAGCAACGCTGTTCAGTGGTCATTCCTGCCGAATTGGAGTGATGACCTCGTAATCGTTGCGCCTGAGTTCAATCCGTTAACAGACCTAAAGAACGCCTAACAATGGCTAAGCAAACAACTGTTGCCCTCGTAGTTGACGGGGGCAACATTAAAACAAATTTTAACTTTGAGCATGCCGAGCGACTGTTAAATATGCCTAACAATGGCGGTTGGATGCTGCCGAGTGATAGTCCTTTTACATTCAGCAAAGAACATGGGCTTGAATTTAGAAAGAATAAAAAAAGAGATAAAGGAGCAGAGGAAACGGGCGACAATAAATAGGGCGATATTCCACCAAAACCGCATACGCTTCCATGTGCAAACCGTTCTGACTTCATGCATAAGCCAGCCTACGGCAGATTTTTTTGCGTTTGTTAACAACTTATTGCCGCAAGACAAATTCAAGATTTTTAAAACTCTTTTCCGTTACCCCGTCAAGACTAACGAGATAACGGGCATTTGTTTTGATAAGTTAAGCAGAATCTTTGACGGGCGCAACCCGGCCTTTAATTACCAATTTGCGAACTCAGAGCAACGCGATGATTGGGAACGATACAGGGCGGAAGTCCTTCACGAGCCCGATGTATGGAGTACTAAAGGCTGGGAACACTTTAAAACAGATATTAACAGCGTGCTTGTCGTTGACCTGCCACAGGAACAGCAGGGCGGCGAACTTCCTACTCCATACTTCTATTGGCTGCCTATCGAGAGTGTTATCGCTTACGATGTCGACCGTTTCACGGGAAACATGGCGTGGATAATCTTTAAACAAGGTGAAAAAAGGTTAGCCGTGATTGACGATGAACGCTACCGTGTCTTTGAATCTGAGAGCGGCACGGATGTAGGAACGTTAATAATTGATAACCCGCACGACCTCGGCTATTGTCCCGCCCGTTTCTTTTGGGATGACTCCATTAGCTTACAGGATTCAGACGTGAAAAGTTCACCGATAACAAAGGAGCTCGAAAGTTTAGATTGGTTTTTATTTTATCACATTTCGAAACGTCATTTAGACCTTTATGGTGCGTACCCGATATATTCCGGATACGAGCAAAGCTGCGACTTTTCCAACGGCGAAAATGGCGATTACTGTGATGGTGGCTATCTGAAAGACAGGCAAGGACATTACCGTTTCGATGCGAGCGGCACGCTTATGCGGTGTCCAAAATGTGGCGACAAACGCATTGCCGGCGTTGGTTCTTTTGTGGAGATTCCCGTTCCAGATGGAGAGCACCAGCCCGACCTCCGCAACCCTGTACAAATGTTAACAGTTGACCGTAACAGCTTGGATTACAATGTGTCAGAAGAGGAACGGTTGCGAAATGATATAATCGCATCCGTATGTGGCACGGCCGAAGAGGTTACAGCGCGAGAAGCTCTGAACGAGCAACAGGTGAAAGCAAATTTTGAAAGTCAGACAACAATTTTAACACGAGTTAAAAAAGGTTTCGAGGCCGCCCAACAGTTCGTGGATGAAACGATTTGCCGGTTGCGCTATGGTGATTCGTTCATTTCTGCTCGTATCAATTACGGCACTGAGTTTTATATTTTTAACGAAACCGAGCTAAGGGAGCAGTACAGGACGGCCAAAGAGAGCGGTGCAAGCGAGAGCGAACTTGATGCGCTACAAAGTAGAATCATTGAGACAGCCTACAGGAATAATCCTACACAAATGCAAAGAATGTTAATTCTTGCAGAGCTTGAACCGTACAGGCATCTCACACGTAGCGAAGTACTTGACCTTTATTCACGTAATATTATAAACGATAACGAGTTAAGGGTTAAATTAAATTTTGCTAATTTTGTACGTAGATTCGAGCGTGAAAATATGAACATTATCGAGTTCGGTGCGCAGATTCCGTACGAAAAGAAAATTAATATAATTTTAGAAAAATTAAGAGAATATGCTAACGAAGACAGAAGAGCAGGGAAAATTCAAGGATTTACCAATTCTTGAGGTGACTCCAACAAATTTTATTGTTCCAAAGGGAGAGGAGCGTATGTATCATTGTCGAATCGAGGTAAAAAAATTTAACGCTGAGACCGGCGAAAGGCTATCGCAGCCGCGTATACAGGTATTCGGAAAGAAATTTTTTGAAACGTTTGGACTTCACAACTTACGCAAGCAGGGCTACACGGTGGACATCCTGCACGATCCGAATACATGGCTTGAAGCGAACAAGGAACTATTGGCGAAGATTGCCAAGGAGAAAGAAGCGGAAAGGTTAAAAAAGATTGAAGAAGCCAAAAAGGCTGAAAAAGAAGCCATGAAAGCTGAAATCCTAAAAGAACTTAAAGAGCAGGGCGTAATCCCGCAAGAGAGAAAAAGAAAAAATAACGATTAAAAAAATAAAATTATGTCACAGATTGCACAACAGGACAATTTGGTTATTGAATCCAAATTAACAATCGCCACACTCGAAGCAGACATCAAGGCAAAACTTGTTGACTGTATCAAGTTCGGCACAATCACGGATGTATTACTGAAGACCACGGAAGCGGCCGGCAAAGTTAACACATCTAAAATTTTGGCGTATCTTGTAGATAAGAGCACGCCTGCAACGCCTAAATATTCTATAATAGTTATTAACGCAACCGCTGCCACCCCAGCCGCTACACTTGTAGCCCTTAATTAAACAAAATATGTTAACGAGAGAAATATTAGCCGCGAATGCCATCCTGCAAAACCTTTCGGAGGAGCAGGTAAATGCAATCCTTACTTTGTCACAAAATGATGAAAATAGTGTTATCGCCAAGAAGACAGGCGAGATATACGGTGCTTTGGATTCAGACATTTTGGCGGCTTCGGGAGTTGCAAAGAACGGAATCGAAAAGACGTATGATTATGCAAAAAGGGTGTTAGCAGAGTTAAAAAAACGTTCAGACGATGCCGACGGCTTGCAGTCTTCCGTGGAAACGTTAACAAAAGAAAAAACGCGCCTTGAGAAAGCCCTTGCAGAGGGCACAGGAGACGCTGAGGCGGCAAAAGCGTTAAAGCAAGCAAAAGCCGACCTTGCCAATATCACAAAAGAATTTAATTCTCTAAACACAAAAATGCAGGAGACACAGGCAGCTCATGAAAGGGAATTATTTGGGGTGCGTGTCGATAATGCCTTGAATCTTGCCGCTGGAGGGTTAAAATTTAAAAACGGGCTTCCCGAATCTGTAACAAAAGTTATTTTGCAGCAGGCAAGCGAAAAGCTGAAAGGGATGAGCCCCGAAATGATAGATGACGGCAATGGCGGAAAGCTGTTGGCATTCAAAGGCGAGGACGGTGCAATTTTAAGGAATCCTAACAATCAGCTTAACCCGTACACGGCAAAGGAACTTTTAACAAAAGAACTTGAAAATATGGGTGTGCTTGAAAAGGATAGACAGCAGGCAGGCGGAGGAACGACCGCACCGACAGCACAGACAGGCAGCGGCGCTGTAGTCGATATAACGGGCGCGAAAACGCGCGTAGAAGCCTATGAAGCAATAAGTTCTGGCTTGATGGCGCGCGGCCTTACAGTCGGCTCTGCAGAATTCGACGCTGCCATGTCGCAAGCGTGGAAAGACAACAATATTTCACAATTGCCAGAAAAATAAAACAACTAACATACGGGTAAAGGGTAAACCCACATTTTAATAACTTTAAAAAAATTACAATTATGAGTTTAGTAGCAACAAGACTTCAAAATTGGCGGGTGTCGAATCCCGAATTTGACAAGAACATGACCCGCCCGTATGAGTACGGTGCACTCGATTTTTTCGTTGAGCAGACCAACTCGGCAAATTCAATTCTTTCACCAAATTTAAAAGAAAAAGCTTTCGCGTCCATTGGAAACACGGTGCAGATTCCCGTAATTAATTACGATGAAGATGTGGCCGTTAGCAATGTTCGCACCTGTGTAATCGCTGATGCTGAAAACACAAGTGCCTTATACACAGTAGTTTGGTCTACGTACGGCATAGGATTTACCATGGTGCCTGCTGCCTACATGAACAATGAGATCAGCTATGAACATGACTTCTTGCGCAAAATGGAAAAGACAACGCGCGCACTTGCCAATGCTCTCGATCAAGGCGCAGTTGCAGCTCTGGAAGCTAACAAAACACAAGTTTTCAAAGATAAGTTAAACTATACCGTAACGGGTAATGTTGTAGAAGTTCCCACTCAGATGGCCACGGAAATTTTAGGAGATATTAACCCTTTGATGCGTGCCAACAATTACCCAGAGCTTATCCATATTATAGGCAACGCCGGAGTTGACAGCCTCATTCGCAAACTCGCACAGCATGGAGTGTATAATGATGTTAACAAGCGTATGGAATACGATAACAAAGTACTTCATTATACAAATAATGTTACCAACGAGGAGAACAAGAACGGTACGTTCTTCGCTGTTGCTGATGGGAATGTAGGTGTGCTTACCCGTGTAGATCGCGAGGCTCTGAGACGCACCAAGGCCAACTTCCACGAGTGGGATGTGGTTCGTTTGCCTTATATCGAGCTTCCTGTAGGCAGCCATTACTATACAGCCGTTGGCGACCAATCGGCAATTGCTGGAGCTGCAACCGCTGATTTAACTTGCGCCGTTAAGGAATATTTCGGATTTTCTGTAGATGTTGCATTTTTGGTAGCTTACAATAGCGATGCCGCCAAGGTTGCGAATCCTATTATCAAGGCCGAAATTGCCGCTGCTGCTGCAAATACGCCTGTGGGTTATCCTGTGTATGTTACCAACGCAGCAGATTTTCCGAGCAATCCTTAAAAACATTAAAGAATATTTTTTGTTTTGTCTTTCATCTTGGGGGCAGGGCGGTTGCCCGCCCCTTTTTTAATAAAATTATACAATTATGTACAGGTTAAATGATATACAGGAAGCGTTAAAAAACGTTGTAGGATGGGAGCAAGCATACGATCCATCTAAAACAATTGATACGAATCTTACTGAATCCGAAAGCGGGCTATATTTCCAAGGTGCACACCCACTTTTAACGCTTGATAACATGAGGGCAATAATGCCAGATGATTGGGGGCTTCAATATCCCGAATGGATACAAAACCAAACATATAAAAAAGGTGAAAAGGTGCGGCACTCTGAATCTGTTTGGGTGGCTAAAATTAACAACGCCAACGAAGAGCCCGAAGATGGCAGCGCGTATTGGGGTAAATATAACGAGTTGTCAGACTTTTTAACGCGCCTTGTGAGGAATGGAATTTCGACCGTTATACAACAGTTCACACAAATTAAGCAGCTCGACAAGGAAACAAAAAATCTGTTAGAGCGAAGAACATTTTTTGACGGAGCTGGGCGTATTCGTGCAACAATGCAAAACAAACATAAATTAGTCGGGTTCGAAATCGTCCCTGTGCGTGCAATGGGCGTAACAACGAAGATAGAGAAAATAGGCTTGCAGATGACAGGAGCAACGGGAATTGTTAAAATGTATTTATTCCATAGTTCGCAGATTGAGCCGATTAAAACATTTGAGCTTGACTTCACAGTAAGAAACGGAGGTTTCCAATGGTTTACACTTGAAGACTGCTTTTTACCGTACATAAGTGATTTTAACAATTCGGGCGGCTCGTGGTACTTGTGCTATAACCAGGATGAACTGCCGCTCGGCATGGAAGCAATTAACGTTTCTAAAGATTGGAGCAGAGAGCCGTGCGGAACGTGCAACATGGGTTCGGTGGAAGTTTGGCGAGAGATGACGAAATACTTGCAGGTATCCCCGTTCATGTATTCAGCCCCCGAAACCTTTGCAGATTCGCCCGAGCTTTGGGATATTGCGCATAACGTTTATACAAATACATTGAACTATGGTTTAAATTGTGAAATTACAATTGGTTGTGATTTAACAGATTTTATAATTTCGCAACGGAATATATTCGCGAATGCCATTCAGTTACAAGTTGCCGCGAATGCCTTGCGCACGCTGGCCATGAATCCAGAAGTGCGTGTTAATCGTAATCAATCGAATGCGACGCGCATGGATATTCTGTATGAGCTTGACGGAAACACGCAGGGAGAACGGCCTAACGGTTTAGGCTATGAGCTTAAAAAAGCCTACAAAGCGTTAAATCTTGACACGCAAGGCCTCGACAGGTGCTGCATGTCATGCAACAACCACGGAGTTAAATATAGGACAGTTTAACAATTATGGACAAGATACAGGACTTGCGAAACAGGGTTGCGAGCTTTTCCGAAGAGCTTGCCAGCGGCCGCGCGTTTCAAAATATTGTTAAAGCGCATGAAACCGCCATCGTTCAGATGAATGCAGAAGACCAGCTTTTTTTTGAAGGCATTAACAGTTTAGGCGTTAACATTATGAGTTACGCTCCGTACGCTCCATTGACGAAGTGGATAAAGGCAAACAAGCATCAGCCGACAAACCGCGTAACATTGAGGGATACGGGCGATTTTCACCGCTCCTTTTATGTAGTTGCTGGATCTGAATCGTTCGAAATTACGGCGTCAGACGAAAAGACGGAAGCGTTAAAATTAAAGTATGGCAAGGAAATTTTCGGTTTGACTGAGGAAAGCAGGGATGAACTTGCCACAAAGTACCTGTATCCCGAATTGTTGGAACAAGCAAAAAAAGAAATTTATGGCTAAAATACATTTAACGGACAAACCGGAGCTGCTCGATGTAATTGTTAACAATATACAAACGGGGTTGTCTGAAACATTAGGGTGGCTCGATAACGTTTTCGGTATAGCCGAGCGGCTTGTTAAATTTAACGGAAACGGCAAGCGTATATATACGCCGTGTTTCTATGTGAAAAAGGATGAATACTTTGAACTCGTTCCCGATTCGGGGTTAGGTAATTTTGCCTTTTTTGTCGTTGACGACCCACAGGGGGTGGAATACGACCGTAGCAGCATGAAGATGAAAACGCCATTTTCATTAATTTTTTGGATTGATTACAGAACGATATTCAACGATGAGAGCAACAGGAATAAAGAGCAGGTAAAAAGGCAGATTCTCGACAGCTTGAACGGTGGTTTTTGGCTAAAGTCTGGCCGCATAAAGATTAACAGAATTTATAATTATGCAGAAAATATTTATCGCGGGTTCTCGATTGATGAAATAGAGAATCAGTTCCTTATGCATCCTTTCGGTGGGTTCAGATTCGAGGGAGAATTGGAGATTTCAGAAACTTGTATAATTTAAATAAGATGAAGACTTTAATAAATATTATTCATTTTTGGAGCGCGGTGCTTGTCATTGCTTTTTTTGCTTCATTCACGATCTGCCTTTTCCGTAAGCTTGGCATAATAGAATGGATGCAGGTACACGGGAATAATTTAATCGCAAAACTGTTCAGTTGTGACTTCTGCTTATCGTGGTGGACATGTGTATGCTTTTCCTTATTCGGTGCAGTCTTTGCGGGAGATTTTACATTTTTTGCCATTCCGTTTTGTGCAACAGTTATAACACGTAAATTAATATGAGAGAGATAAAACTAAACAAAAAAAAGGTTCTTCTGTATGATTCAATAGAAGAGCTGCCGATAACAAGATTTCACAAATATAATAAAATGATACTTGTAGATGCCGGCATAGGTTCAGACCTTGCAGGGCTTGACAGGTTAATCGAAAGGGTGGCAAGATATGTTAAAAAGAATGATTTGAAGAACGCGGAGGCCGAGCTTGAAAATATGCGCCAAAACGTGTATTTTATACAAAATAACATATCGCCACGATATTTGGCTTTTGCCGCTTTGGTGAAGTCTGTAGATGGTGTATCGTGTGATGATTTATCCGATGACGGCTTGCAAAAAATTGTTAACATGTTGTCGGATGAAAACCACAAGGAAGTAACGGATCATCTTGATTCCGTTAAAAAAAAAATAGATTCAGAGCTAAGAGAATATTTTCCCGTATTCTTCGAGAGTTCAAGCGTTAAAGAGTACTACGACATGTTAAAAAGACGTACTACTTTGATATTGAACAAGATAACAGGGAAAGAAAAAGCAGGTTCGGACGAGATAGAGAAAATAACAGATGATTTAATTTTGTTTAACGTTCCGACAAAGTTCACAGGAAAAGACGGGTTCGAGGTGAATCACGACAAACAATTTGAAAAAACATGCCTGTTAATGTCTGAAAACCTACACACAGACCCGAAGAAGTTCACAGTGTTAGCATATTATAACGCTTTGGAATATTTGAAAGAGTTAGCTAAAAAACAGAATAAAAAAATTAAATAACCATGGCAGACACACCGATAAAATACTCCGATTTAATCAAGCCCGATAGTTCCATTACAGACCTAATCAAGCAATTAGATGAGCTTTCGGATGCATACACAAATGCGTTACAAAATATTAAAAACGAATCTATTCAGTTAGCCGCCTCCATGCAGAAGATGTCGGGAGCTACTGAAGAGGGGCGCAAAACGATCCGTAAAGCGGCCGATGATGCAGACAGGCTGGAAAAGGCGCAACGAGAATTAACATTCGCAGAAAGCGAGAATGCAAAAAAACTTGCAGAGTTGCGAATTGCTGCAAAAGAGCAGAACGACATAAACAAGTTGTTAATTAAAATTAACCAATCAGCAGAGGGTAGCTACAACAGGCTCTCCGCGCAGTATTCATTAAATAAAATTTACCTCAACAACATGACCAAGGCAGAGCGCGAGAATACGCAGGAGGGGCGCGACTTGGTTACTCAGACAAGGGAAATTTATGAAGAAATGAAGCGGCTTCAAGAGGTTACGGGAAAACATCAGTTAAATGTTGGTAATTATACCGAAGCGTCAGATGCCATAGCCGCATACGGTGACAAATTGAAAGCTTCGTTAGGATTAAATAACGCTTTCGGTGAGAGTATCCTCGCGCTTGGGCGTGGAGCACAGGAAGCCGAAAGCGTATTCACCGCCATCAGTGACGGCGCAAAGGCACTCGGCAATACATTGTTAGGGCTTCTTAAAAATCCCGTATTTTTGTCAATTTCTGGCATTGCGGCCGCTGGTGCTGCATTCAAATGGTGGTACGATTACAATACAGGGCTACAGGAGGCAACGCGCCTTACGCAGCAGTTCACGAGCCTCGCAGGTGGCGAATTGAAGGCGTACCGAAACCAAGTGCAGGCCGTAGCCGATACGTTTGACAAGGATTTTAAAGAAACGTTAATTGCTGCTAACGCATTATCGAAACAGTTTGGAATCAGTTCAGCCGAAGCAATCAACCTTGTACAGGCTGGATTCATCGCAGGCGGTGACGCGAACGGGGAGTTTTTAGACACATTAAAAGAATATCCAGCATATTTTAAGGAAGCCGGCATTTCGGCCGACCAATTCATCGCAATCGTCGCACAAACCAACAAGTCAGGTATTTTCAGCGACAAGGGCGTTGATGCCATCAAGGAGGCAAACCTGCGTTTGCGCGAAATGACGACTGCCACGGCGGCCGCCTTGGACGGCATAGGCATATCCTCGGTACAGGTACAGAAAGACTTACAGAGCGGCGCAAAAACGACCTTTGAGGTCATGCAGGACGTTTCCGCCCGTCTTTCCGAATTGCCCGACAGCTCGGCAAAGGTTGGAGCAGCCATTGCCGACATATTCGGCGGCCCTGGCGAAGATGCAGGCTTGCAGTATTTAAGAACCTTAAAGGATATTTCAACAAATTTAACGGAGGTAAAAGGACAGGCAGGAATTCTCGGCCAACTACAGGAGGAACAGCTGCAAAGTCAATTAGAGTTAAATAATGCTTTGTCTGCATTGTTTGATGCCACGGGCGGCAACTTCGAGACATTGACAACGAAAGCTAAAATTTTCTTAACGGACGGCCTTACGGCGTTAATCAAGGGCGTAACGGAGTTGTTAAATGAATTTATAGAATTTTATAATGAAAGTGTATTGTTCCGTACATTGTGGAACGGAATAATAGCAGGATTTAAAACGGGTTTTGATATTATAGGAAATCTTATAGGTTTTGCTATTGAGCAGGTGCGTTCATTGGGCACTGTGATTAAAGGAGCTTTAACACTTGATTTACAAAGTATCAAAAAGGGATTGTCAGACTATGCGGCCTCGTTCGGAAATTTAGTAAAATATAACATTAAGGATTTAGCAAAGAACGTACAGGAAGCCGCGCAAGGAATGCAAAAGAAAATAAAGCCGATAACAATTCCTGTTAACGTTGGGTCGCAATCTGTTAAAACAGGTAAAGGCAGCGCGCGCGTAACGGGTACGGCAGGACAGGCAGGAGGCACGCAGACAGGAAAGGCCGGCAAAACGGGAACAGTGCAAAACATTGAAAACATATACAAAAAAAACCTTGACGCGGTGAGAAAGCTGCAAGATGCAGAGCTGCAACTCGAAGCCGACGGATGGACAAAGCGGCAAAAGCAAGCGGAGTATCAGTACGGCCGCCAAATCGAAGATATTAAACATCGTTTACAAACCGAAAAAGACCTTACGGCAACAGCTCGCGAAGCCATGAACGCCACTATTGCCGCCCTTGAAAAACAGCAGACGGATGCTTTGTTAAAAATTGAAAACGAACGGCAACTGCAAGAGCTTGAATTGCAAAAAAAGAGCATAGAGGCGCGGCTTGCCACAGTCAGACAGGGCACGAATGCAGAGTTCCAACTTCGCATGTTGCTCCTTGACACAGAGCAGAGAGCGGCCGAGCTGAAAGACAAAGGCCAGCCGATGGAGAGCAAGCAGGGAACGGAGGTACTAAATGCTAATTTTAACGCACAGCGCGCCAAGTTGCAGGATGAATACACACAGGCGCAACTGCATGCCTTTGACATGCAGCAGGAACTTGCACAATCTGAATTCGATTTGTTAAAAAATTCGGAAGCAAGAAAAACACAATTTAAGCTACAGGCCGAAAAAGAACGTTTGCAAAAAGTATTGGATCTTAACAAACAGGCAGGAACGAAACTCTCAGAGGTGGAAGTTTCGACAATTAAAAATACGATAGAAAAAATTAACCAAGAAATAGAGGAAAGCAAGGGAGACGAACGCGGAAAGGATATATACGGCCTTTTCGGGCTCAATCTTGATGACCGCCAAAAAGAAGCCATAAACACCTCGATGGAGTACGCCCTTGACGCCCTCAATACGTTCACAGAGGCACGCGTTGCGGCCGCTGATGCAGCCGTACAGCAGGCAGAAAAAGAAGTTGACGCGGCACAAACAGCCCTTGAGGCAGAACTCGAAGCACGCGCGAACGGTTACGCTTCAAATGTTACGGAAGCACAAAAAGAGTTAGAGCTTGCAAAAAAGACACAGGAGAAAGCCCAGAAGCAGCAGCAGAAGGCACAGAAGCAGCAACAGGCAATACAATCGCTCCAACAGGTGAGCAACATGGTGACTGCTACCGCCTTGATATGGTCGCAGTTAGGCTTCCCGTTGGCCATTCCTGCAATCGCGGTAATGTGGGCAAGTTTCGCAGCTTCCAAGATAAAGGCCGCACAGCTTACCAAGCAGACAGCGACAGAGACTTATGGAGAGGGAACTGTGGAGCTTCTACAGGGAGGATCGCACCGCTCTGGCAACGACATAGACCTCGGAACAAAGACTGATGGCACGCGGAGACGTGCAGAGGGCGGAGAATTTTTTGCAGTTATTAACAAACGTAATTCAAGGCGATTCAGAAAAGAAATTCCCGATGTTATTCATTCTCTAAATGATGGCACATTTTCCGAAAAATACCTTAAAGCGTATGACGGTGCAAACTCTCTCACTCTGAATGTGGCAGGAAGCAGCCCAGACTTGCGCCAGCTTGCGGCCGATGTGAATGCGATAAAGGAGCAGGGAAAGTACCGTACGTATATGGATGCACGCGGGAACATGATAACGGAATACAAGAACATTAAACGAAAAATAACAACGGCATGAATCCACAATACAAATTTTTACTCGGCATAACGGGCGAGATGTTCACGGGTGAGGAAGATGACGCACGCGAAAATACCTTTATGGATGTAAACGGAGTATTCCAACCGATTTCAGGTTTTTTCACAACAGGAAAGATTTATATACCAAATGGAATTGAAGAACTTGTTACAACCGTTAGCACTTCAACGGCATTCTTTTTATGTATTTTTAACGCGCAGGATGAGTTTTTAACAGGTGTAAAAATTGAGAGCAGCTACAGGCTGCACGTTCCGCCGAATGCGTCATATTGCCGTTTTAGTGCAGATTATTTAAACGAGGGAAAAATTAACTTATACGGTGGCGTATTCTGCACTCCGATTTATGGCGATGATGTCACAATGGACCACGAACAAGAAAGCGGAGAGAAATTTTTCAGAAAAAAGCTAAATGGGAAATTAACATTTATACGTGACACGTTCGACTTGATTATGGCGCAGCCGTTCGATACTCAATATAATTTAACAATTGAAGCAATAGACGGCGATACTCAAATACGGTATTATGACGGTGTTTTTTATCAAACGGATTGTGAAATTAACCTAAACGACAAAAGCTTGCAGGTGCAGCCCGAAACGCTTGATGAGTATACGGCAGTACTTGCAGGGTATGAAAAAGAATTTAACTTAATAGAACTTGCTCCAGCTATTGAGCGGTTGACGATTCGCAAAAGGCCGCTTGTACAGGTTTACCGCCCTGGCGATGATGTCGTTTCGTGCTTCTTGGGCGGCATGTATTGGGAGCAGGATGTAATTAATGCGATAGACAACGAAGCAGATTTAAAGATCAAATACTATTTTTCACAGGTCGCGCGCTTGGTGTCGATTGAGGTAACGGCAAAAGATGGCGCACCATCTTCTTACGCTGGTACTTATGTGGGCAAAGTAGTTGATGGCGATTCGACTCTGGGAATTATTGAGCAGGGAACGTTTTACAATTTTCAACATACTTACAAAATCGAATACACAAAATATAATGCAGATACGCAGTTAGGGCAGGAATGGTACGCATTTAAAGACGTTAACGGAAATCAACTTTATTTTGAATTTGATACAAAATCAATAGAAAGCAAGACTGTGACATTGGAGAAAGAGGGCACAGCAACAGGCAGCCTGCAATGTGATATTATTTTAACACCTATTTTCATGCGTTATCTTTGCGATGTGGAAAAGGTGGGAACGGTGGAAACCTACAAGCTTCCGACAGATGACATTGTAGAGAATAACAGGAATTACAAGCGCGTTGTTGGCTTCGCTGTAGATTTAACAGATATTAGCGCGGGCAAGAGCGATGAGCCTACAGAATGGGGGCGTATGGATGATGGCAGCTATTTTTTGCCGCCGGCTTCCTCGACAGGTCAGCCGTATTTCCCTATCGCACAAAGTTATTGGGGAAATTCTTCTTTTTGGTACAAATATTATCTCGCCGATTGGGTTCTTGAGCAAAAGGCACAAAAAGAATATACATTAAAGGACACTTACCCGTTGTATTCATGTATTGAAGTATTGTTAAAAAAGATTGCGCCAAGCATAAGCCACAAGGGGACGTCAGAATACAGTCAGTTTTTCTACAGCTCGAATAATCCAATTAGCGGACTTTCTTTTACAATGTTAATAAGTCCTAAAAGCAATTTGTTGAATGGCGAATATCAGACGCCAGCACAGAAAGCTCCGACAACATTAAAGCAAATTTTAGACATGCTTAAAAACTGTTTTAAGTGTTATTGGTATATCGAGGACGGTAAACTGAAAATCGAGCATGTTAAATTTTTTAGAAACGGCGGTTCTTATTACAAGTCTCAATCCGTTGCGCTTGATTTAACAAAATTAGAATACACAAGGAGCGGGAAAAAGTGGGCGTTTGCCACTTCACAATATAGTTTTGATAAAATTGACATGCCGCAACAATATCAATTCGCATGGATGGATGAAGTGACAACACCGTTCGAGGGTTTCCCTATCGAGATACGAAGTAAGTACGTGACAGCTGGAAAGATTGAGGAGGTGAATGTGTCAAATTTTACAAGCGATGTAGATTTTATGTTATTAAATCCAAATTCCATTAGTCAAGACGGATTCGCTGTGTTTGCCGCCGTGAAGCCCGCAGGAGGTGGACAATATGAGTTGCCGTTCATACAATTCTCGGTTGATAACATAAGTTACCATTTGCAAAACGGGTATATGTCATTTGCCAACTTGCAGCCTACCTATTGGCTGCATGACATGCCGGCAAAATTAATAACCGTTAACAAAATGCAGACATCCAGCGAGAGCATAGAAAGAAAGAAGAAACAGCAGCTAAACGTACCCGTCCCAATTGATATAAACCCTATGCAGTTGATAAATACATATTTAGGGGGTGGCGTAATTGATAAATTAAGTGTAAATTTGTGTAGCCTAACATCCAAAACAACGTTAAAATATGATACCGAATAATAATTTTTCCGTTCTTCCGTGGTATACCTCAATAGACAGGCAGAACCACAGGAAGTTTTATGCGTATGGAAATATTTATCCTTTGATAACGCCAGCTAACTATTTTTTGCCTTTTCAGATAATGAGGAATACAAGGATAAATGCAATAAAATATGTTAGGCTTTACAAAAAAGATGGAACATTAGTTGGGGACATAACACAGTACGCCATTGATTCAGGGCTGGAAGTCGTCAGATTCAAAGAGCGCGGGTATGATGTAATAATATATCCTGGCACTTTGCCGATGCCGTTAACACAGTTTGACGGAATGTATTACGCCACTCTTTCCGATGGAGCGCAAACGTGGTATTCGGAAATATTTACAGTTGTGCAGGATGTTTCACCTTATTTAAAGATTGAGTGGTACGACAAAGAAAATGCCATTTTTGATGCCGGCATAATTGTATATGATAACCCTAAATTTAAGAATGTTTTATATTTGAATACAGAGCTCGGAAAGCCCGAATACACATTCGAGGAAGACGGGGAAACGCGGGACGGTTATTTTTTCCCCGAAAAGCAAATTTCAGAAAAAACATATAAATGCACCATTCTCGCGCCTGAGTACCTTTGCGATGTCATGAGATTCATCCGTATGAGTGATTACGTTTTTGTAACGGATAAATACGGGGACAAATACAGATGTGACACTTTCTTAATTACTCCTAAATGGGAGACGCAGGGAGACTTGGCAAGCGTTGAAATAGAGTTCGACACGTCGACAGTTGTAAAGAAAATTGGGCGCGGTTACATCATTTCCACGCTTGGAGACTTTAATAATGATTTTAATAACGATTTTAAAAATAAATAAATATGGCAAATTGGGATAATCTTAAAGCTTCTATCGAAGCTGTCATCAAACAGAATGGACAGGAGAAAATCACAGGACAGGTTTTGCAAAACACGTTAAAAACTATTGTAAACTCAGTTGGCAAGAATGCTACGTTTGCAGGAATAGCAACGCCCGAAACGAATCCAGGGGCACCAGATGGCCCAGTGTTTTATTTGGCGGCAACGGCTGGAACGTATGTTAATTTTAGCAATATAGATGTTGCAACCAAAGCGTTAATTTTATCAAACGAAGGTGATGTTTGGGTTTCAAAAGAAACGAACATCTTAACTGCTGATGCAGTAGAGCAATATATTAATACTATTAACGAAAAATTTAGAATTAACACACAAAATTTAAAATTATTAGTAGATAATCTTGGTGTTTTATTGAATGTAGATACGAATTATACAGCTGGCTATATTGATGCCGGCGGTGATGTCGGGGATGATGGCGGCGCTTCAAAACATTCTGATTTTGTGGAAATAAAAACAGGAGCAAAATATTATATAAAATCCCATACGGTTGATTTGTGGAACGCGGCGTTCTATACGCAAAAAAATAAAGAATCTTTTTTAAAATCGCAAGAATATGTAAATTCAAATTCAGAAACGGCAGCTTTTCCTTTGGATGTCCCATCTGGAGCTAAATATGTGCGCGTAACGTTAAATGCTTTAGCTAATTCTGAATTTTTATTTACGTACGACATGACAAATGTCAGTTATGAACTTCTTAAAATACAGAATCAAATTGATAACTTAAAAAACTAATTATTTTCTTTAATGGACAGGCTTTTCACAATAGACCATTTCCGCGCGTGGATAGTGACGGCACTGTGCTCAGTGCTGGCATTCTTCACGCCCACGAGCGGTTACTTATACACTTTATTAATTATGTCAGCTTTTAACATTTGGTGCGGGATGAGGGCGGACGGGGTGAGCATCAAGCATTGCAAGCGTTTTTCGTTTGAAAAATTCAAAAATGCTTTGGCAGAATTGCTTTTGTACATACTTATTAACATGACGATATTCTCAGCCATGACGATGACGGGCGACAAGCCGCAGGCACTCATAGTTGTTAAATCGTTAACTTATGTTTTTATGTACGTATATCTGCAAAATTCATTTAAAAACCTTACGTTGGTATATCCGAAAAACAAGGCGTGTAGAATTATGTACCATATTATCCGCCTCGAATTTAAAGAAGCCTTGCCGTCCAGAGTGCAAGAAGCCATCAATGAGGCGGAAAAGGAAGAAGAAAATAACTTAAAAGAGCAAAAGAAATGAGTACTTTAATAATTTTAGACAATGGTCACGGTCAAGACACGGCAGGAAAGCGTTCGCCGGTGTGGGCTGATGGTTTACAGCTGTTCGAGTGGGAATTTAATAGGGACATTGTTAAAAGGATTGCCGAGCAGTTAAATGTATTGAATATTCCATATGTTGTAATAGTCCCCGATACCTTGGATGTGCCATTAAAGGAGCGGTGCAGGCGTGCGAACTCGTTTGTTAAAAAACATAACGGTGATGCTGTTTTGTTCAGCATTCACGGCAACGCTGGAGGCGGTACAGGCTGGGAGGCGTACACCTCCAAAGGCCGCACAAAGGCCGATGACATAGCGCGCGAGCTCTACAGCCAGGCAGGCAAAGAATTCGGCCGTGACGGATGGAAGCTGCGCAAGGACATGACGGACGGAGACGATAACAAAGAGGCGGATTTTTACATACTTAAACATACTTTATGCCCAGCTATACTTTCTGAAAACTTCTTTATGGATAACGAAAAAGATTGCCATTTTATGATGAGTGAAGAGGGGCGCGCGAGGATTGCAAAAATACATGTAGAAACAATAAAAACTATTATATAACAAATAAAAAATTAAGTTATGGAAAAAGAAGAATTAAAAAAACGTATCAATGAGGACGTAAGAATGCAAGGCAATGAAGGCGCAATTGCTTTAGCACCGATTTTGGATGAAATAGTGGATAAAACATTAGGTGATGGTGATGGTAATGATTTTGTTTTACACGCTATAAATGCCCAAAGTGCTGACAATGCTATACATTATGAAATTTCAGATTCAGACGCGGATATTAAAAAAATTTTAGACAAAGCACGTGAAGATTTTACAAAAATTAAAATTTCTGTAAAATATTACGATGAGGTTTTAATTTTTACAGAGTTCGAGCAATCCGGCGACAGTTTGCAAGGGAAATTGCAAGGGGAAAACTACTTTTATACATTGTTTTTATCGGAAGATATGCATGCAAACCAAATGGATGCTCATTATGTTGATAACACAATTTCTTTCTCTTCAAATGTAATTATTCAACTTGGGACGATGTTAAGTAATTTTATAGGATATAGCAGGCAGTTTAGATTTACTTATGTTAATTTACTAACTTATTATTTAGATCTCGATGATATGCCTCTTGTCTTGTTTGAGTATGCTAAAATCTCAAACAACGGGAATTATAGCAACTTTTACAGAAATTCAAAATCAAAGATGATTATTCCTCAGATTCTATACGGTGCAACGGAATATGATTTTTCGTATTCTTTTGTAAATACAAACGCTGAAATTATAGATTTCAAAAGAGATATTACTTGTGCAAAAATCATCTCGGCATTTAGTACGAGCAGAAAGTTAAAATACATTATGGGCACAATAAATTTAACTTCGGATGCGCAAGTTGATAACGCTTTTCAAGGATGTAATGAATTGCTATATTTTAACATTTCAGGACTTAATAAAAACCTCTATCTTGGCGAATCTTCTAAGTTATTACCTGAAACTATGCTATATTTAATTGATACAAGTGTACAGCCTACCGATGTAGAAAGTTTTACAATTACAGTTCATAAAGATGTTTTAAATAACATAAATAACGACAGCAACTGGTCGTCTGTAAAGAACGCTTTAGCAGAAAAAACATATATTAAAATAGTAGGAAAATGACACAGCAGGAAATGATCGAGTACATAGCAACGGCCGTACAGAGACAGGGGACACAGGGCGCGATTGCCCTTGCTCCTTTGTTGTCGGCTATAGTCGATAAGATTTTTTCAGATCCGGAAACAGGGGTTTCTCCAATTGTTGTTAATATTTCCGAAAAAGGCACAGCGGCAGGGACGGCAACGACCTACGAGATAACCACGGAGCAGGAAGTAATTAACGGGTATATCGATTCAGTCAGTGAAGAAAAAGCAAAGGCGCGCTTATTTGTGCAGGACGGGGACGTATTAATTAGCTTTAATTTTCTTGAAATTAACGGTGAGACGATAACGGGGCATGCGACCGCTTCCGATGGCATTTATAAGCTATTTTTATCAAAAACGGCTGGGCAGTCTTACTTTCTTCACGATGAAGAAACAAGAGGGATAGCTGCCGTAACAGAGGCGGAAATTGACGGATACAAAGCTCTTTTTAATGCGAATTACGATTCAACCGTTAATAGATTTTCAGTTACAATAGGAACTGTTAGTATATCGCTTTCGCCTGCCCAAATGTTGTTAACGACTGAGGAATACAATAAGCATTGCAATGATGGAGACTGTACGGCCATGTGGGCGTATTCAGTGGCTGAATACATATGCTGCCCGAAGTGGTTCGAGGGCTTCACAGCCTTTAAGCTGCATAGTGCCTTTTACAAGTCGGATAAAGCAATTTTTATTGACCTTAACACTGATTCGCTGAACGTTGCAACATTGGCGAGTGCCTTTAACGGATGCCCACGTCTTGAGCAGATAACGGGGATAATGAAAGTAACGAGTGCAACGCCTTTAACGGATGTTTTCAAAGGTTGTGAAACGTTACACTCCTTTAAGATTTCGGGCTTGTCTTCAAACATTGATTTGTCGTACTGCAAATCGTTAACATTTGAAACGATTGAATATTTATTCGAAAACAGCGTACAACCTGCAAACGGGACGATAACGGTAACAGTTCATGCAGATGTGTTAAATAACATTAACAATAACAGCACGTGGGCGGATGTCCGCACGCTGCTCGAAACGAAAACATATATTAACGTTCAAGGCGCAACGGTATGAAGCACAAGTTATTGTTAATTTCTGTTGTATTCGTGTCGGCCGTTCTTGCCCTCCTGTGGGTGCAGGCCGGCAAGATTGACGACTTGACAGCCGAATGCGCAAGGCACAAGGCGAACACGGCCGCCCTTATGAAGAGGGCGGAAACCTTCAAAATTAGCGACAGCTTGAATTGTGCACGGGCTGAGGCCTTGCGGTTGAAGATTGCAGACTTCAAGAGCTTTCGCGAAAGCGATGCCGCGACCATCAAGCAGCTCACAGGGCGCAACAGGAAGTTGCAGGCGGTAACGGCCGCGGCCATGGCGCGAACGGATACCATACGCACGTGTGCGCGCGATACATTGATACGGCGGGATACGGCCTATATACGCGCGTCCTGTTTCGATTACTCCGATAAGTGGACGGATGTCAACGGCTGTATCGACAGCACGGGACAATTCACGGGCGTAATTAATTCGCGCGATTCCGTTGTGATTGTTGAGACGGTGCAGCATGCCCGTTTTCTTGGTTTCCTTTGGAAGCTTAAGCGCGTGAAAAACAGACAGATAAACTGCTGTAGCAAGAATCCGAGAACATCAATTACCGGCATTGAGCACATAATTATTGAGTGAATTATCTTTGTTTTGCCTAATCATTTGATTTATAACAACATGGGCGGAGTTTTTTCTCCGCCTTTTTTGTCTTTAAGTTTCTTTAACGCGAAAAAGTTGCGAAAAAATTTGGAGGTACAAAAATTCTTTGTACCTTTGCACTGTCAAAACAAAAACAATAACAACTAAACACAACAGAAAATGGAAGACAAAATTACAAAGAGAAACAGAGAGTTATTAAGAGAAAACGGTTTCACAGTGGAGCAATCTATCAGCGGTTATTGGCGATTATTCAAGGATGGAGAATTACTATTCGATGATTCAGCCTGTGAGGATGTGAATGAAGATGAAGCAACGGCAATTGACTTCTTTGCCGAATATGTTAAAGAATGCGAACTTTAAAAAATGGGAAAGATGAGACTGAAAGAAAACAACGCACTTAATTATATTGCTGAACGGGCTGGTGTCAAGGCCTGGAGGCTCGAAAAATGGCTTGCTGATGAGCTCGAAAAGGATAATGTGTTATTCGATGACACCGACTGTTACGGCGCAGAAGTCGGCGAATGGGTGGATGACTTGACAGAAGCCACGGAAGCCCTGCACGCTGTGGGCGTGAAAGATGTAACGGCTGAAGACCTTCAGCAAGTCGGCAAGCTTGTAATCATGGGCGAAGGTGATTGCCCAGAATGTGGCTGCCAGATGGAATTAACGGACGGCAAGTATATATGGGACACAGACGGTTATATTCCAAAATGGGAAGAATACACCTGCCCGAATTGCGGATATTCGGAAATTGAGAAATGACAAATTAACACTAAAAATATGAGATTAAAAATTAACGAAGCAATTGAGAAAGCAGCTAACAATGGCTACAAGGTGAAAAAAATTGACATTGCAAAAAAGATATTCAGGACAAAGAACCAGCGCGCCCTTTCGGCTAACATGTGGAACTTGTGCAGCGGCCGTACTAAGAGGATCACAGGCGAACAAGTGTTAACCATTGCCAAAATGTGCCATGTATCCGTATCTTTTTTATTCGGAAAGGAGGGCGAAAAATGAAAAACAAAGGTAAAATAATAATAACCGAGCGGAATATCACTAAGGGCATTGTAGCCGTCTTTTCTCTGCTGTTCCTGTGCTGCCTTATCGCGGCCTTTTGGAATCCGTTTCAGCTCGTTTTTGCCGCCATGTGCGGCGCGGTGATTAACATGGGATTGCGCGAATTGGATAATGGATAATTCACGCACCCATGAAAAAAATTTCACACCCCCACGAAAAATTTTTCACACCTTAAACACTTGATAATCAAATAAATAAAAAACAGCCACGAAAAATTTTTCACGCACCATGAAAAAATTTTCACACCCCCACGAAAAATTTTTCACACCTTAAACAGCTGATAATCAAATGAATAACGAGAAAGCACAACAAAAACACTAACAGGGGGTGGCTGAATCATAGAAAAAAGAAAAAAAGAAAAGCACCCCCACACCCCCTAAAAGAACTAAAAGAAAAAAGATATAGAAAAAGAAATATATAAAGAAAAAGAAAGAGAAAAAAGATGAAGACAGAAAACCTAATAAACCAACTCGGAACAGTCGGAACAGTCGGAATAACAATAGCGCAGATGAGCGCGCTCTATTTCGACAGAGACGCCCTAATAGAACCGCCTTATAAGCTGTTTCAGTTAAACACAAAGGGGCATAGATTCTATTACACCCATTCAGAAGATGGCGAAGTGCTCATGTTTCCATCGGTTACGACCATTCTTGCCGAGACATTGCCGGCATCCCCGTGGCTTATATCGTGGATCGCTTCAAAGGGTGAGGAAGCCGCGGAACGGTACAAGCTGGAGCGCGCGGCTTATGGCACATTTATGCACTCACAATTTGAAGAATTGTTAATAAATCGCGGGTACGATCTGGACGGCTTGCGCGCGCGGCTTGCCGAATACATTGAGCGCGAGCAGCTTCCATCATCATTTATCAATTACGAATATGAGTTAAAAAAAGATGTGCTTGCTTTCGCTCAATTCGTAATTGATTATGACATAAAGCCTTACGCTGTAGAGGTAGCACTTGTTAACAAAGAGGACGGTTACGCTGGCTGCATTGACTTGCCCTGCTCCATGCTGGCAAAAAAAGGAGGAACGGAACGGATTTCCGCAATTGTTGATTTCAAAAGTGGACGAAAAGGATTCTTTGATGAACATGAGATTCAGCTCGGCATGTATCTGAAAATGTGGAACTTAAATTTTCCAGATAAGCCTATAGATAGAATTTTTAACTTTTCGCCAAAAGATTGGAGAAGCAAGCCGACATACAATTTAAAAGACCAGACAAATAGTGTGAATATTAGCAAAATACCTGCCATCTTGGAGCTCGCAAAGATAGAGGAGGCGAAAAGGAAAAACACGATTACAGTCATAGGCGGCCGAATTGATCTGTCGGCAGGGCTTGCCGGCAACGTGTGCGATATTCCTTTTGCGGAGCTGTTGAGCGGGACAAATATAGACACGCCAGAAAACGGCAAAAAGAAGCCATCAGAAGCCACGAAAAGCGAAAACGGGACAACTCCAAGGGGTGAAGAAAAAGAAGCGCGTACAGCGAAATAAAACGGCCTTTTTGATAATTTGCAGGATGTGGGCGAAAATTAACGTTTCTCGTTTGGTGCGTATTGAATTGTTTTTATAACTTTGCAACGTTTTGATGATATTCCATATTTACTTTGATTTTTTTTGATTAACAAAAGCTAAAGTGTTAGCATTATGCCGTGGGGTGTCGTTGTGTACTACTCATTCATTTCTGTTTAATTCCATAAATCTCTCCACGGCTTATTTTTTTGGATTTCTTCATAACACTTAATATATTACCGTTTTACATTTTTTTTATAAGTTCACGCTGTGAAGCGCGAACTTTTTTTATTTGCATTATTTAACACGAAATATTTGCAGAAGTGGTGATGTGGTTGTACTTTTGCAATATCTTCTCATATAAGATATGTTTAAATACTGTAAAGTGTTACAGAAAACTGTACGGAGACCTCCTTTTTAATTCGTATATATAATAAGGTTAATTAGTTATCGATATTGAGTTAGCCGCGCTGTGAAGCGCGGCTTTTTCTTTTAGCATTCTTTAACGCGAAAAAGTTGCGAAAAAATTTGGAGGTACAAAAAAAAGTCGTACCTTTGCACTGTCAAAACAAAACAATAACACAAAACACAACGGAAAATGGAAACATCAGAAAAAGTAGTCGAAAGATTGGAGCGAGCCGACAAGGTAACAGCTCGCATCATTGGTAAGTTTATTATGGCCGAGAATGTTCTCGACCATATAAATACGGGTAACATGTGGGATTATATTGCACTGATTAAAAAGAAATTAGGGTGCAGCGAAAAAGATGCAACAAGCTTCTTTCGTTGGCATATCGGATTAGAATAAACAAACATGTACGGGCTTTGCCCGTACTTAAATGAATAGAAGAAATGGCAACAGGTAGAATTATTAAGCTAAGAACGGCCGAACCAAAACGGCTGGTGCTGCCAAGAATAGGCAGCTTAAAAATAGGTATGAAGAATGCAAAGGGCTATCCTCAGAGTGTGGATTACTTCATCCCACAGGGCAAGTACGCGGGACTGTTCACTGAGGCATACGGCGAACGGCCGCAAACCATTCAGATCGTTTTCCCAGCCGATGATCCAGGGCTTGTGTGTTCAGAACGGTATGAGTATCGGGACGATTCGGGCGCGCTTATTGCATTCGGGGACGGCGTAAGTTTTTCCGTTTGGGATGGCAAAAAATACGAAACATTGTTAATAGATGATTACCCAAACTTAATGGATTCAGTAGCTCATAGGTATCCAAACAGGCAGGCACGATCGGGCGGTGACGGCTGGGCGGTAACGCTCACCCTTACATTTATCGCTCCACTCGTGCGCGGCGTTGCCGGTGTGTGGACGTTCAGCACAAAAGGCTCGGCTTCCACGATTCCGACGGTGCGAAACACCTTCGATGCAGTCAAGGAGCAGCGCGGATTCTGCAAAGGAATAATTTTCGATCTCGATGTTAAATTTGCCAAAAGTCAGAAACCTAATGCCATGTCGCGTTACCCCGTTGTTACTCTCGTACCGAATGAAAGCCCGCAAAATATAACAAAGGTTAAAAACGCGCTCGACGGTGAAAATACAGCGCAAAAAGTTTTGCAGCTGCAAAAATAGTTTATAACTTTGCGAAACTTTACCTCCTTTTATATATAACCAAGTTGGGCACCTGTTTTTGGTTTTAAGGTGCCCGACTTTTAAAAAAAGTACAAAAATGAAATATCAGTTAACAATTAACCAACAAGCGGCAATCAGCAACGGGCTGAATCTCGATATTATCGACCTTGCCATCTTTGATTTCATAAAAAGTTATTCACATTCTTCAAAGTGTGAGAAAAAGCACCTTTCGGATGGTACGTATTTTAACATTTCACATAAAACGATAATTAAGGAGCTGCCCGTTCTTGGGATTACAACAACGCGCGGAATATTAGTCCACATTAACAAACTTATACGTGCAGGAATCATTGCGCGGCTTCAGCATACGAAAGCACCGAACGAGACATTTTACAAGTTTGGGGAAAATTACGAAAAACTTGAATTTTGCGCGGATGAAGAAAACGGCGGAAAAGATGATGAAGAAATCGAAGTAATAGAGCCAGAAGAAGTCAGTGCGCCAATTGTCCAGCAGGAAAGAAAACAGGAAAAGGCCGCCAAATCTGAAACGGCAAAAACGCTTTTCCGAGATTCGGCCGCTTACGATTTAGTAAAATTTAACGGGGACGATGCAGACTATACCGAGTTGGAGCGCAAGTTCAGCCAGCCAGAGTTTAAAGATGTTGATTTAGTATATTATTTTAACGCTGTTGCAGATTGGAGCGACCAAACAGATACGAAGCGAACGGCGAACGGTTGGTTTGCAACGATTAGGACATTTATACGCAGGGACATGGAGAAAGGAACGGTACACAAAAAGAATCAGGAAGAGTTAATTTTTGGCATGGACAAAAAACATGCTATGTGGTATTTAAATAATTTTGAATAAAGATGAAAGCGTTAACGAAGGTAAACAGCTTGCAAATGAAGTTGCAAGAAATCACGGAAAACAAGCAGGTGGCAAACAATCTTTCGCCAGTTGAACTGAAGCTGCTACAGGCAGCATCCCGCAAGATGATAAAGGACTACAGCGAAAAAGAGACATGCGAATATATCGGCACGCTGTTTAATTATATCTCTTACGATTTGGGAATTTTAACACCTAAAAGCAATGATGAACGCGCGTATATCTGTGCGCGTATTGCCGAGTTGTTGAATGCATATTATCGACAGATGACGTTGCACGATGTTAAATTAGCCTTTGAAATGTTTTCAGCCGGGCGGTTAGATTTCTATCTGCCGAAAGATTCAGCAGGAAAGGCAAAAAAGGAACATTATCAACGGTTTAATGTCGATTTAGTTTCGCGCGTAATGAATGCCTATTCATTTATGCAAAATGAAGCAATAGATAAGTCTTTACGGATGATTCCAGAAGAAAAAAAGGAAATTTCAGAAAAAGAAAAGGCGTTTTACAACAATCGAATAAAAGAAAGAGTTAAAGAAATATTTTTAAAATATAAAGAAAGCGGTAAACTTGAAGCACGATTCAATGAGGCCAATATGATTTTCCAATATTTGAAAGCTAAAAAAATGCTAAATGATATAACGCCAACGGAAGAAGAGAAAAAGGCCGCATACAAGAATTATATGAAGCGCGAAAAATTAGGCTTAATAAGCAGATATACAGCTTACAACGTGAAGCTCCGCGGCCTTGAAGCTAAAGAAATTCAGCCAATGGTGGAAGAATATGCACGGGCGCGAGTTATCGTGAACGCTTTTGATAAATGTATTAACGATTGTGTTGAATTGTGAAAACAGTTAAAGTAGATTCAATTATCGGAATAGACCCAGGCGCAAGTGGTGGCATTGCCATGTGGCATGATGGCCGCGCGGAAGCATTCAAGATGCCATCAGATGGGCAATCCCTTGCCCGCATAATAGACCAATACAGCGGCGGCCGCACTCTCGTATTCCTCGAAAAGTTATGTTTATTTCGCTCAGACATAGCAGTAATTGACGGCCGCGCCCACATGGGCAAGCTATACAGGGTGCAGAAGCTGTTAGCTAATTATGAAGGGATAAAGGCTACTCTCGATGTGCTTGGTATTCCGTTCGTTCTTGTGCCGCCAAGGACATGGCAGGCGCGCCTGCTGCTTACTTCGAGCCGTTGCCGCGATAAGGCAGCGCGGAAGCATATATATAAGGAGAGGGCAAAAAAACTGTATCCAAATATGCCTGTTACCCTGTGGAATGCCGATGCCCTTTTATTAATGCACTTCGGCCGCTATGTGCTTAAAAGTCAGCCATTTTGGCTGTTTCAAAATATGGATGAAAAACAACGGCGGATTCTCTTTAAGTTTCTTTAACGCAAAAAAGTTGCGAAAAAATTTGGAGGTACAAAAATTATTTGTACCTTTGCAGCATCAAAACAACAACTAAACACAACAGAAAAATGGAAGACAAAATTACAAAGAGAAACAGAGAGCTATTAAGAGAAAACGGATTCACAGTGGAGCAATCTATCAGCGGTTATTGGCGATTATTCAAGGATGGAGAATTACTATTCGATGATTCAGCCTGTGAGGATGTGAATGAAGATGAAGCAACGGCAATTGACTTTTTCGCCGAATATGTTAAAGAATGCGAACTTTAAAAAATGGGAAAGATGACACTGAAAGAAAACAAAGAAAACAACATGAAGAAGTATTTTCTATTTCAAAAACGCGAAGGTATCGAAACACTTGTAGGACGCTACAACAGCAAAGAAGAAGCACAGAAGAGAGTAATGGAAATGGTGGAAGAAGATGAAGTTAGCATTTTCGACTTCCATGTGTGGAAGAACGTGAGTACGCGCTAATCACAGACCGCGTAAAGAGCTATGCCGACACTTAGGGGGCAAAAATTCAATATAGAGATAAACAATTAAAAGACGCAACAATGACAACAGAAGTAGAAATAAAAGTTGACTTGACAGACGTGTTCAATCAGTTAAGCACAACAGAACAAGAAGAGCATGTAATTGAATGCCTTGACTCATTGCCGGATAACGTTCTTGTGGATGTGCTGAATAAGTATGTCGAATTCATTGACGAGAAAGCAATGATTGAAGAGCTTAAAAGAATTGGCTACACGATAACAGAAGAAGAGTAATGGAGAAGCAAAAATTAACTGACGAACAACTCGAGCAGCTTAGGAGCTTGCCAATAGGAAAAACAATGGAGCTAAATGGCGCAATAATTCGTTGCGCCACTTCCGCCAAACAGAATTACGACGGGACTAATACCCCGTGTGACTTGTGTCTTATACGCCATTATTATCCTCAATGCATTCGGGCGCGTGTGTGCTTCATGTATTCGCATGTGTCAGGTCGTAGCGTTCATTATTTGAAGCAACTAAAAAAAGACATAGAGAAATGAAACGTTGTGAAAATTGTGTTTACTTTGACCAAGACGGGCATTTTGGTTATTGTGAAATGGGAAACAATGTGTTCGCAGATACTGAATTTTGTAGCTGGTTTATGAATAAATATGCAGGAATAAAAAACTAAAACATGAAACAAGAAAATGTAACTATAGCGGCCGAAATGGGCAAGGCAGAAACGGTTCGCGAAAAGATCCTACTTCACCGTGCAAGTATCGAGTTCACGCTTGCCTTTGCCTTGGCGGATGTAATTAATACGCTTCTCATGGATGCGGAATCCGATTTAAAAAAGACAGACAAAACACTTTGCCTAAAGCGTGACGATAAGCAGAATTTCAACAGGCTAAGGCAATTTTTACAAATGGCTAAAACACAGGCGGCCAAGTGTGCCGAACTGATGTATAAGGACGCGGCCGTATCTGTTGCCGTGGATGATTCCGACTTTATTCATGAACTACTTCTTACATTTATTAACAAAAGCGGCGGAGAAAAAAAGACCTCCGAGATGATACTTGAAAAAATAAATAAATCGTACAAATCGAAATTACCGTTTTTAATAAAAAGAGACATATGAAAATACCAAAAATAGTGGCTTATACCATTCATATTGAGCCGACACCGAATAACTTAGTGAATTCTCAGAACTTCATTAATGAGCTAAAGGGTAATCAGTTGTGCTTAATTGCTTCAATGATAGCAAACAAAGCGTTTTATAACGCTGATATTGTCACGTACGATTTGCCAACATATTTTCAAGAAATTAAGCGAATAGCGGGAAAGTTTTTCCATGATGGGTTTAAGATTGATAAGATCGACAGCATATCGTTTAAGAAAAAAGATAATAAAACCGATGAAGTAGGTTTGTTCGAGGTTGCCTGCTATGAACTCGCGGAAAAGGTTAATAAACAACTGTTTAACGGTGAACGTAATTGGCGGTGGGTTAATGATGTAATTGGTGATGTGTGCGACTTTGAGAATGCAGATTTTATCAATATTAACGAAATGGCACTCATTGTTGCAAAAAAATTATCCTACGAGACCTATGCCGAATGGAGGGATGCCAATATCGCAAGCGACAAGGGAATAATTAACCTTTCTTCATGGCTGAAAGGGTGCAGGCATTCAATGCTTGGAAATTAATAGAATTTAAAAATGGATAGAATAGCTGAATATAAAAAACTCCTTAATACCTGCATGAATGCAGGGCTGAAAATAATTGGTGTGGATTTGGCAGCTCGTATCTTGTCAGTTGTTCACCTTTGCTCAAATAATGAGCATTTTGTGTATGATGAGAAACTACGTGCCGACCTTGATTTCATTTGCAAATTTTATCATATCGGAGGGGCTGAAACGCCAAATATTGAGATAGTTGAGCTTGTGAAAAAATATTCAGCAGAAATTGAAAAACATTTTGAAAAAATAGACTCCGGGGACGGCCTACTGACAAAGAAAGAGGACAAATACCCGCAATGGTGTATTGATTTAATGAAAAAACGTTATAATATAAATCTTTTCCAATGATTTACGGATATTTACGAGTTTCATCAGACGAGCAGGATGTAAATTCACAGAAACAGGGCGTTGTTAAATTTGCCGAAGAAAAAGGCATGAAGATTGATAAGTATATAACGGATGAGGGCGTAAGCGGCGGAAAAGATCCGAGCAAGAGGAATCTCGGCCCGCTGTTAAAATTAATTAACGAGGGTGATGTTATTATATGCTCAGAAATAAGCCGTCTTGGCCGCGACTTATATATGGTGATGGATATTCTTCATTTCTGCATGGAAAGAAAAGCAATAATTTACACTGTGAAAGATAAATTTACGCTTGGTAACGATATTCAAAGTAAAGTACTTGCATTCGCCTTTGGATTGTCTGCAGAGATTGAGCGGCAAATGATCCAGCAAAGAACAAAGGAGGGCTTACGCTTGCGCGTTAAAAATGGTGTACTTGTAGGCCGTCCAATTGGAAGCATGGCAGAAGAACCGCAAGATCTGAATGAGCAGCAAAAAGAATTGTTAATTAATCAATATAAATGGGGTGTTCCCGATAGGAGAATTGCTAAAAACTTTAATGTAGATCGAAATACTGTTGCTCGCTGGCTTCATAGGTGGGGTGTAAAGCGTTCTGCATTCATCGAAAAACAGGATGACGCCAAGAGGACTAATAGTGCTGCTTATGAATATGGAAAGCAGCAGGCAACAGGAATAGATAAAGAAAGGCTAAAAACGTTAATAATTTCAGATTTAACTTTACCACAAATAGCCGAGGCCTTTCCTGAGTACACATATGAGCAAGTATATGGAACAGTGTTGGTTGACAGAGAGTTAAACCCGTTGTATCGCAAGCATGGACAAAAGAAAATAAGAAAAATGAAATGAGCGTTAATTTGGAAAAGCGAAGAAAGCCAAAAGTGGCGGCAAAATATCCCGTATCAATGTGCAGGGATAACGGGAAGCCTAAATTCTTTCTTGATGGAGAAACAAAGGAGCAGTTTATAAAACTTTATCCGAAATATACAAACTTTCGTATAATGAAACTTTTCGGAATTTCGGCGTCAACGGTGGACAGATTTCGCCGTGAGCTTTCCTTACACAAGGACATGAAGGCAATCCGCAAAGAGCAGGGGAAAGCGTTAAAAAAGACTTGCACGAAAAACGGATATTACGATAGTCTGAAAGGCAAGCGGCCATCCGAAGCATGCATTGAAGCCACAAAGAGGCTGAGGGCGGCAGGATTCACCCCAATAACGCGACTAAAAGAGACGAACCCGCGCAAGTACCGCGCGGCCATGGCGAAGAAGTCAGCGGCACGCAAGGAGCTCATGCGCCTTGAAGCCTTGCGCGAACAATACGGCCTTGGAAGGAAAACAAAAATAAGAATAGTCCAAAACAAAATAAAGCACAATGCAAGCGCATACAAATACTATATGATAAAGAAAGCTAATTATTTTGCCGACCAAGAAAGCCCGTTTAACATATGTTTCGATAGCCAAACACAACGCTCCGCAAAGATGGAGAAAACGGCCGCAAAACACGGTTTGCACATTCTTCAAGGTGATGAATAAATATAGGTCGTTGTAAAGAAAAGCATAATTTATGAATATCGGAGTAATTGCGGTAGATAGCAAGTTCCCAAATTTGGCGCTAATGAAATTGTGTGCATATCATAAGAAGAAGGGAGATAATGTTGAATGGTATTCGATATTTGGAAATTACGATATTGTTTACATGGCAAAGGTATTCACATTTACGCCAGATTATCAATATATTATACCCAATGCCGACCACATAGAAAAAGGAGGGACCGGCTATGTTATCGAGAAGAAGTTACCCGACTACATAGATAGACTGCAACCTGATTATTCTCTTTACAATATAGACAAAAATTTAGCATACGGCTTTCTCACGAGAGGATGCCCTAATAGATGTAAATGGTGTATCGTGCCAAAGAAAGAAGGTGCAGTGACACCATACATGGATATTGAGGAGATCGCCCAAGACAGAAAGAGGGTGATTCTTCTTGATAATAATATTTTAGCGTCAGATTATGGGCTAAATCAAATTGAAAAAATTGTAAAGTTAGGCCTACACGTCGATTTCAATCAAGCACTTGATGCACGTTTGATTACAGATGAAGTTGCCAAGCTGCTCGCAAGGGTGAAATGGATGAAGTACGTTAGATTCGGGTGTGACACTCGTGGGCAAATTATAGCGGTGGAACATGCCGCCTCCTTGATGGATAAACACGGCTATAAAGGGCAATTCTTTTTGTATTGTATATTGATGGATTTTAAAGAGTCTTTTGAGCGAATTAACAGATGGCGCAACAAAAAAAGATTCGTCCCTTACGCGCAACCCTACAGAGATTGTATCAAGCCGAATAGCATACCCCAATGGCAGAAAGACCTCGCAAAATGGTGTGACCGGCTCTGGATCTACAGGGCGTGCAATTTCGCAGACTTTGAACCGAGGAAAGGATTCAAATGCAAAATGTATTTTGAAACTTATAATCATACTATATAAATGAAAATAAAAGTAAAAGTACTCACAGACGGCTGCATGCCTGTGATAAACAAAAAAGGCGATTGGATAGACCTT